ATGGATGTAATGAAAAAGGACAACGTCACATCCAACGAGCTGAAGGCATTCATATCATCACAAGCCGATGACTACCGGACTCCATACGAGAAGCGTCCACAGCGCAGACCGAGGCAGTGCGTGTTCTGTGGTACATCAAACGACAAGAACTTCCTGAAGGACAGAACAGGAAACAGACGATACTTCCCGATTGATTGCCACGCTACAGACGAAACCAAAGCCAGAATATTCAACTATAGTTTGGCTCGTCCGTATCTTGAGCAGGTAATGGCTGAGGCTGTGGCGTACTACAAAGCGCACCCGGATGAAGATCTGATACTTCCGAAGCACATCGAACTGATGGCAAAGGAAGCGCAGGACGAACACCTCGAGGAAGATGTGTGGGTGCAGATCATAGACGATTACCTCGAGTCAGATCTGGTCGGAAGAGTAAATGCTGCATATCTTTACGAGAAGGCTCTCGATAAGAATATGGCTGATATGCGTAAAGGAGAGGCGGCTCGGATCCTGACCATAATGAGGAACGATATCAAAGGATGGCACGAGATTGGCAAGGCCAGACTGAACGGATATGGACGCGCTGGGATATGCTTTGAACGTGATGATATTGCTTCAAAAAATTGGACGCCCGTCGCTCCAATAGCGTCACTTAAGGTGACGGCAGCCGAGACAGAAACTACGGAAGGTGACACCAATTTGGAGCAAGTCGGGTTCGCCACAGTAGACGATAACACTATTATCCCATTCTGAGGTGTCACCATAGGAGGCGTTTTGAGACCAAAGGTGACACCTATGGTGACAGCAAAGGTGACATCAAAATCGTTGAAATTCCAATGCTTATATATATAATGTCACCTACTGTCACCTATAAATTAGTAATAATTATTATTTTTGAAAAACGTTATAAAAATATAAAAATAAAAAAGGTTAGTAAATCTAAGGTGCCAAAAGGTGACAGGTGACACTAAGAGGGAACCAATGACAGCAGAAAATTACTTGGAGCAATACATGAAGGCGGTCGGCACGATTCGCCGGTGTGAAAGAGAATATGAAGAAGAGCGGCTGCAGATAGACGCGATTCGGTCTCCATCAGAAAATGATGGTATGCCTCACGGCAGTGGTATAAGCAAACCAACAGAGGACAAAGTGATGAGGCTTATGGATAAAGCCGAACGGATTGCTCAGGCACGGATCGAGGCTGTTCAAGTTAGGCAGCAAGTATTTGATACGATTATGCTGATAGATGGTATCGAAGCTGATGTGTTGTTGGAGCGGTATATTTATCTTTCAGATGAGGGGCGACTGCAGCCCTGGGAGAGCGTGTGTGATGCTGTTCATTACTCTTGGCCTACAGTGAGACTCGCTTGGCATCGCGGGCTCGATAAGGTTGCAGAACTAATACAAGAACCTACATAAGTGTACAAGTATAATGATATTGTCAGAAGTGGGTAAGACCACACTGATAGTTGTAACCTCACCGCAGAGGTCAACCGCCTCTGCATCATGCCCGCATTATAAGGACAGCCGGTGCGAATCCGGCAGCGGGCTCTTCAACATTAATATCTAAGGACACACAGAGGGCGGACTTGATACCCGCCTTTTGTGTTGGTGGGAGTATGAGCAGAGTTAACCCCCGACATCAGAACGGCAACCTCCGAAGAAAATACCGGGGGAGGCTAAAGGCAATGCAATGCCCCTGTGGAATATGCGGGGGGAGATTAGGACCCATCCACTACGACGAGCCATCGGACGCTCAACATCCTTTGAGTTTCGTCATCGATGAGATTCGTCCTGTTAGTAAATGGAAACAATTCGGTTACGATTCACCAGCTGCGGCGGCTCAGGATTGGGACAACCTACAAGCAGCTCATTGGATATGTAACCAGAAGAAATCAAACAAGACTGACTTGAAAGAGGTCAGATCGGCCGTGAAAATGGTCAACATAAAAGATGGTGATTGGTAGTGGGGAAGGGACCCGTCCTACCCCTCGAGGCCCAACAGCGACGTCCAGCGCCGATTTACACACAAGGAGAATTTTGATGCCGGAAGAGAGCAGACTCGAGAAATTAAAACGGCTTGTGATCAAGCTGGAAGAAAATATGGATGTCTGCGAAACGAAGGAGCTCGCGGCATTGGCAAGACAGTACAGAGAAGCACTGAAAGAGATTGAGGAGATAGAAGGAGCGCAACAAAATGACGATGACATCTCGGAAATCTTATCAGAGCGGGCAGCTGCTGGGAAGTCAGGAGCCGTGCGTTAGAATCGCGCCGATCTACGATGAGACAGATGGACTCGATGCAGAGCGGATACTGCGAAGTGGTGAGCTGATTCTGGATCCGTGGCAAGGCTTAGTGCTTTGCGACTGGATGGCGATTGCACCGAGTGGTAAATGGTTGTGTCGGACCTGTGGCGGAAGCGTACCGAGGCAGAATGGAAAGACAGGACTCGTTGAGGCGAGAGCTGAGGCGGGTATGATCATGTATAACGAGCAAGTTATCTACACTGCTCACTTACAGAAAACAGCGACGGAGACATTTGAGGAAATGGCTTCGTTTTTTGATACCCCGAAACTGCGGAAGTATCTGAAAGACATCAAGACCGCACTCGGACGTGAACAGATAATCCTCAAGTCCGGAGCAAGAGTGAAGTTCCTCGCCAGGACACGAAACGGTGGGCGAGGCCAACATGGGGACTTGCTGATATTCGATGAGGCTCAGGAGTTAAGCGTGGAGGCCCAGGCTTCTTTTATTCCGGCTATCTCTGCGAGCATCAATCCGCAGACAATTTACGCTGGCACTCCTCCGGATCCGAGCTCGGACGGGACTGTGTTCAGAGGAATCCGAGACAAAGCTATTAATGGCAAGACACAAAGCACAGCATGGTTTGAGTATTCGGTTGATGAAATCGGCGATGTCACGAATCGAGACAGATGGGCTGAAACGAATCCCGCACTCGGGAGGCGAATCCTATCGACAACAATCGAGGGTGAACTTGAGCAGATGCCGGCTGACGCATTCGCAAGAGAACGATTAGGCTGGTGGACACCTGTGGTCAAGCATGAACTTGATTATGCGATAGACAGAAGCAAATGGGAATCATGCAAGTCCACACTGCCGAAGCCAGAAGGTAAGACCGCATATGGGATCAAATTCTCGATGGATGGCTCGACCGTCGCGCTCTGTGGTGCGGTCATTCCTGAAGATGGTCCAGCACGAATCTCGCTCATAGAACTGAGACCAACCGGACATGGTATCGGATGGTTAGCTGATTGGCTGAATCAAAGATACAAGAAGGCAAGCTGTGTGGTCATAGATGGTCGAAACGGTGTCGATGTGCTTGTGGAGCGGATCGCAGATATATGGAAGGTGAAAGGCTCAATCATCAGACCGTCAACAAAAGACATGATTGCGGCAACCGGAACGCTGACGAACGCACTGAATGAGCAGTCAGTAACGTGGTTCCATCAACAGGAAGCGCTGAACGAGAGCGCAGTCACATCAGTAAAACGCTCACTCGGAGGAGGGTGGTGCATCGGCGGGGACAATTCGGCTCCGATTGAGGCGGCATCTCTCGCACTGTGGGGAGCTCAAAATAGCAAGCGAAATCCAAACAAGGTAATGAGGATTGGTTAAATGATTATATCAATAGCACCTGAAAAGGTAATTGGGCTTGGAGCAGATGAACAGATAATGCTTCAGAAACTGCTCACAGTCTATTCAAACGTAACAATTAAGAACGAGCAGAAGGACAGATATTACGAGGGCAAAATCTCTCTGGGCGAGGTCAATCTCGGCATCGCACTTCCTCAGGGTATGCGTGGACTTGAAATCGGATGTTCATGGGGTGCAAAGACAGTCGATGTGCTTGCCGGTCGCTCGATGTTTGATGGATTCGTCGGAGAGAACGGCGAGGAAGTGGATGAGCTGACGGCCATCGTCAGAGACAACAATCTGATAGCGGAATATCCTAAAACGACACGCGATGAGCTGAAGATTGGATGTTCCTTTGCGACACTTTCAGCGGATGACAAGATTCGCTGTCGCATAAGGTTCCACTCTGCAAAGTCGGCAGCTGCCATATGGGATGGCGAGAAAGGTCGTATAGCTTACGGTTTTGCTATAACCGACAAGGCACCGGTCAATGACCTGAACGTGTGGACACCATCGGCGATGAATTTATACACCGATAATGCTATATGGGTGCTGAAGCGAGACGGACAGATCTGGCACGCAAAAGAGCACCGTCATCAGATGGGAAGGCCTTTGATGGTTCCATTTATATGGAATCCGACAAGTTCAAAACCTTTCGGGCAGTCACGCATCAAGGAGCCTATTCGCAGACTTATTCAGGGCTATGTCAGAACGATAGCAAACGCGACGATTGGGCTTGAGTTCTCGACAGCTCCGCAGAAGTATCTGCTGGGTGTCACGGATGATCAATATGATGTCATCGTGAATCAGAAGTTCAAACAGTATGTCGGCAACATCCTCGCTTCAACGGTCAATCCGGAGACAGGAGAGAAGCCGACATTCGGTCAGCTTCAGCAAGGCAGTATATCTCCGCACGTTGAGATGCTTCGCATACTTGCTACACAGTTTAGTGCGGCATCAGGTCTGACCGTAACCGATACCGGAGTGGTCAACGATGCAAACCCGACAAGCTCAGATGCGATACTTGCACAGTCACAGACGCTTGTAAGCATGGCCGAACAGCTGAACGAGGGCAATGGTGATTCACTGAGGCTAATCGGTATGATGGCACTGGCAATTGCTAACGAGACAACACTCGACAGCCTCACCGACACGCAGAAAAACATCATGGCGCACTTCAAGAACCCAGCGATGCCATCTGTGGCGGTAACGGCTGACGCAGCCATCAAGATCGCTTCGGCTCGCCCTGAGTTTGCGGGCACGGATACATTCCTCGAAATGATTGGATTCGACCAGGCGGATATCCGTCGAATCAAAGCACAGGAGCAGAGAGAGCGAGGGCTTCAGGTCCTTGCTGAAGTGGGTGAGTAATGGCACGGATCACAACGAGAGCGTGGAACAACTACATTGGGATACTTCGGCGATTGAGTGATAGAGCAACAAAGGAAATGCTTTCTGCCGTCACGACATGGAGCAATCAGTATAATGCGGGCATTATTACGCTTGCTGAATACGAGGAACGAGCCATTGAGTTAGCATATGCGCTTGCGACTAAGTACGGTGAGGGTGCGGGTGCGGCGGCTTGTGAAATGTATGATGCTATCGCGGGGCTTCAAGGTGCAAACGTGCCACCGGCAGTCCCGGCAGAGACTGCAACAATGGCAGAGACAGCCAAAGCGGTCAAGGGCACGATGAAAACCGGCAACGTAAACATCGTGGCCGATGCGACAGGGAGGCTTGTCAAGCTCGTTGGTGTCGATACAATGCAGCAGAACGCACTCCGCGATGGAGCAGAGTGGGCGTGGATCCCGCGTGGTGACACTTGTGCTTTCTGCCTTACACTTGCGTCTCGCGGATGGCAAAAGGCATCGAAGAACGCGGTCAAAAACGGTCATGCTGAACACGTTCATGCGAATTGCGACTGCACTTATGCGGTCCGATTCAATGATGGTCTGGATGTCGAAGGATACCATCCACAAGAGTATTTAGATATGTACTACGATGCTGATGGCAATACTCCTCAGGAGCGAATAAATGCCCTCAGGCGCAAATTTTACGCAGAGAATAAGGAAATCATCAACGAGCAAAAGCGGAGCGCATACGCAAAGAGAGTGGAACGAAACTCGTCCGCCGCTGAAGAGTTTATTCCCAAGAACAAAAATGGAACATCAATTTCTTTTGATGAAAAAATCATTCAAAATCCAAAATTTGGTCAATCGCGATCACTGATTTCCAAACTTTCAAATGAATACAACACGCGTCTTGAAAGAGTTGCTGTCGGAGCTGAAAAAGCAGCCGGAGACGTAGATATAACAGGCAGTAGGATGCGGCTGAACGCAAAGCAAGTTCCAACTGCGTTACATGAATTTGCACACACGTTAGCAAACTCAAATGCGGAAAAATATGGTCTTACAGACGACAAGGCGTTTTGGAAAGAAATCCGCAAAATATATCGAGCTTATCATAAAGATGTCGATGCGGTGCAAGATGCTAGGCGATGGATAAGTTCCTATGAACACTCAAGCAGAAACATTGATGAATTTATGGCCGAGGCCTTTACTCATGCTAAACTTGCGGAACTGGGCTTGGAGATTCCTTCCAAGTATGGGACAGACTTTACTTATTCACGCCAAGTGCTTGCGGCAATAAACAAATATTTTAAACGTTGATTAGGGAGTCGGAAACGGCTCTTTTTTCATATACAAATTAGTCCGGCGGGACGTAAAACGATGCAACCGAGCGAGATGCGACCTCGTAAAAAGCGTATCGGAGAAAGGAACCAATATGAAACGCACAGACATCACAAGCCTCTTCCCGGAGGCAACCGACGACCAGATCAATGCGCTGATGAGCATCAATGGTAATGACATCAACAATGCAAGGAAGGGAGTCGAGGAACTTCAGGTATCACTCAAAGATGCACAAGACAAACTGAAAAGAGTGGAGAGCAACAGCACGGCACTTCAGGAGGCTATCGACAGAGCGAACGGCCTCCAGTCAGAACTTGACTCGATGAAGGCCGCAGAAACGCTCCGAGTTACAAGAGAAGAGGTGGCGAGGTCGGTAGGCGTACCGGCTCACTTGCTGACAGCTGAGACGAAGGAAGATTGTGAGGCACAGGCAAAGTCGATTCTTGAATTTGCGAAACCGAGCAAGTATCCAAGCGTACCAGATGGAGGCGAGCCTATTGGAAACCCGCAGAAAGCTACACGCGACCAGTTCGCAGAATATTTTAATCAAGTTTTATAAAGGAGAATAAAACAATGGCAGGAGTACCTACAAACAGAACTAATATTTCACTTCCACCAGAAGTCGCTGCTGAGATCCTCGCAAAGACTCAGGAAGCATCCGCAGTTATGAGCCTCGCAAGACAGATTGCTCTTCCGGGCAGAGGCGTATCAATTCCGGTTATCACAGGTGACCCACAGGCAGCATGGGTAGGAGAGACAGAGGCAAAACCAGTATCAAACCCATCACTCAGCACAAAGGTAATGGAGGCTTATAAGCTCGCAGTTATCGTTCCATTCTCAAACGAGTTCGCAAGAGACGCTGCTGCTCTCTATGACGAGCTGGTAAGAAGATTGCCTCTCGCACTTGCACAGAAGTTCGATGAGACAGTATTCCACGGCACAGCTCCAGGAAGCAACTTCGACACATTCGCATCCGTAACTGCTCAGAGCATTGCAAATGCAAATAACGGTACTTATCTCGGCCTTGTTGCTGCTGACGCGGATATAGCTGCACACGGCGGTATCCTGAATGGATTTGCAATCTCTCCACAGGCTAAGAGCGTGCTGCTCACTGCTACAGACACTACTAACAGACCGCTGTTCCTTAATTCAGTAGCAGAGGGCGCTGTTCCAATGATCCTCGGAGCGCCTACACATCAGAGCAAGGGTGCGTTCAAGGCAGGAACAGGCGCTTCCGTTCCTAACGTAGTCGGGTTTGCAGGCGACTGGACACAGGCTATGTACGGAACAGTTGAAGGCGTAAAGATCGATTACTCAAGCGATGCAACACTCGACATCGGTTCGGACAATGTAATCAACCTGTTCCAGCAGAATATGTTCGCTGTAAGAGCGGAGATCGAAGTCGGATTCCGCGCCGACACAAGCTGCTTCAACAGGCTCACAACTCCGTACTCAGCAT